ATTGGTTGCAGTTGATTGTGTATCCGATCCTTCTTGCCCAAAAGCATTTGTTAATGGTATATTAGAATCTAAGCAATTTGTGTTAGCTAATGATGGTAGATGGGAAGAGACATATGAAACTTTTGAAGAAAGTTTAAAAACCTTACCGAAAAAAGAGTTAAACGATTATTTAAAAGATCAAATTATTGACTTTTTAGATAAAATTGGACGATAAAGTATAAATAATAGATATATATCATATGACACAGCACCGTAAAGAAATAAGAAGTTTTATTAGAAATATTATCGATGGTGAGTATAAGAAAGCCCACGGTAATTTATCTGCTGTTGTTGAAGATAAAATGAAGCAAAAAATTAAAAAAGCTTCTAATAAAAGACTCTTTTAACTATGGAAAACATCACTGACATACTCCAAGAAAAAGCTCAAGATATCCTTACAGAGGATACATTGCAGCAAATTGAAGAAGCATTTAACAAGAAAGTTCAGCTTCATGTCGAGGCTGCTCTAGTTAAACAAGATGACGAATATGCTGCTAAGCTCGAGCATTTGCTTGAAGCTATTGATTTAGATCACAGCAAAAAGTTAGATAAAGTCGTAGAAGCAATTGATAAGAACCACGCTGAGAAAATGATTGCTGTGGTTGAGAAATACAGCAAAGCTCTTACAACAGAAGCAGCTGAATTTAAAAACGACATCGTTAACAAGGTCAGTAAGTACCTTGATATTTACCTCGAAAAGCTCGTACCTCAGAAGAGCATTAACGAAGCCGTTAAAAATAAGAGAGCTAATAAGATGCTCTCTGAGATGAGAAAAGTACTCGCAGTTGACGCTGCTTTACAGAAGCAAGCTATCAAGGACGCTATCGTTGATGGTAAGTCCAGAATTGATGAGTCTACTGCTCAGGTTGACGAAATGGGTGCAACGCTCGATAAGTTAGCTAAAGAAAATGCAGTTCTTAAAGCACAGTTAACACTTGAAAGTAAGTGTTCTGACCTTTCTGAAGACAAAGCTGCGTTTTGTAAGAAGGTCCTCACAGGCAAATCTGCCAAATTTATTAATGAGAACTTTGATTATACATTGAAGATGTTTGATAAAAATCATGAAGAGCATCTTGAAGTTTTGCATGAGCAAGCAAAAAGACAGAATTCTGTTTCTAAGGATGTAGATAGACCTACTCAAGTGTTGAAAGAGTCTAGACAACCTGTTAAAGAAGAGAATCCTTATTTTAACGCTTACTTGGGCGAACTTAATAAGTACTAATCTCATTAAGATTACCTTTTTAAACATATAATTTCCAGCGCTCTTGTAGAGTGCTATCAAACCCGTATACATAAAATTATGAATACTATTAGACCAACACAAGCCTATATCGATCAGAATAGGGCAAAGTCATTGTTGGAAAAGTGGGGTCCTGTTTTGGACTACTCTTCCGATAATGTTAAAACAATCGAAGACGATCATATGCGTCTTAATACGGCCATGCTCTTGGAAAACCAAGAGGCTTGGTGTTTGAACGAAGCTAACGTTTCCGGTGGAACTGGATCTGCTCTTAGTAACGGTAGTGTCAATATCGGTCAGTACGGCAATCAGATCCCTAACTCTTACAGCCAGGGTGATACTTACGCAACCGGTGACTTCCGTTTGCCTAAGATTTTGATTCCTATGATCCGTCGTACGTTCCCTGAGTTGATTACTAACGAGATCGTTGGTGTTCAGCCTATGAGCGGACCTGTCGGATTGGCATTTGCTTTACGTTATAAGTATGAAACCGACGCTCTTGGTAACGGTGTTGACGGTCAGCCTACTGCTACCGGTGTAACCAATGCTACTACTGGTACTGGTTTTGCTGCTGCTAATGATGGTGCCGAATTAGGTTACCAGTTCTTAGATACACGATTCACTGGTACATCTTCTTCTAAGTTGTCTGGTTTAGGAGCTAGCTCTGATTTCCAGTACGTTAATGAAGACGCTGGTGTTGCAAGACTTCTTGCTAACTTCGAGTTGACCGGATCTATTCCTCAGGTTGTTGTTAGCTTTGAGAAGACAGCTGTTGAAGCTGGTACACGTCGTTTGGCCGCTCGTTGGTCTGTTGAACTCGAGCAGGACCTTAAGAACATGAATGGTATTGACATCGACACTGAACTCACCAATGCAATGTCTTACGAATTGCAGGCTGAAATCGACCGTGAAATGTTGATGCGTATGGTTCAGGTTGCTCTTGATAATGGATCCGGAAATGGTTATTCTCTCTGGTCTCCTCAGTCCGCTGATGGTCGCTGGTTAGTTGAGCGTAACAGAGACTTCTATCAGAGAGTTATTATCGAAGCAAATAGAATTGCTATTCGTAACAGACGTGGTGCCGCTAACTTTATTGTTTGTACGCCTCGTGTTGCAGCTATCCTTGAGATGTTGCCTGAATTCCAGTGGGTACCCGTTCAGGGTAACGTTAACACCCAGCCTGTTGGTGTTGCCAAAGTTGGTAATCTTGGTGGTCGTTTCAACGTATACCGCGATACCCGCACAGAAGCTCAGTATGAGAACAATGCTGGTTATATTTCTCAGCCTAATCAGGGTACATACAATCCTACCGCTGCTCGTACATCTCGTGTTGAGTATGCATTGTTGGGTTACAAAGGCCCTGAATTCTATGACACTGGTATTATCTACTGTCCATACATTCCTGTCATGGTTCAGAGAACGATTGGTCCTAACGACTTCTCGCCACGTGTTGGCTTGTTAACCCGTTACGGTGTTGTTGACAACATCTTCGGTGCTAACTTGTACTACCACGTTATCATTGTTAAGAATCTTGGTGAGGCATTCACACCAGGTTCTCAGGCAGTATACTTCTAAACGAAATATACAAATATTATTCACAGCCC